CTAATAACGAGTTTAGAGTTGTTTGCAGTTTTAAAACACATGAATCGAGTGATTATGGAAGGACAATTAGCACAATGCAAGGGGAAAGCGAAACAAATTGGCTTTATATTTTTAGAGGTGCGTAATGGAATTAGACGCAATGCTTTTCTGGAATATTATTCTTACGCTTGTGATTGCGCCTATTTTCTGGGCGTTCCGTCAGATGTATGCAGAGGTCAAACGATTACAGTTATTACTCAATGATACTAGAGAGAACTATGCAACCAAGCCAGAACTGCGAGATGATATGAGGCAAGTCATGGACGCATTACATAGGCTTGAGGATAAGCTAGATAGGGCGTTGGAGAAGCACTGATGGTTGACCCAATTTCAGCAATGGCGATAGCTGGGTCTGCTTTTAATGCACTTAAAAAGGGCGTTAGCATAGGCAGAGATATAGAGTCTATGGGCAAGAGTCTTTCGCAATGGATGTCTGCGGTGTCAGACATAGACCGCGCCCATCACGAGGCTAAGAATCCACCGATATTTAAAAAAATCTTTAATGCAAAATCTGTCGAACAAGAAGCTATGGAGTTGTTCACACAAAAGAAACAATTAGAAAACCAGAGAGATGAATTGCGTAGATTAATTAGTAGTATGTTAGGGCCAAATGCCTGGCAAGAATTAATTAAAATGGAGAGGGACATAAGAACCCAGAGACAGGAAACACTATATGCACAAAGAGAAGCACGTAAACATTTCATAGAGATTGTTGCGTTTTTGTTTCTTGGTGTGGTAGTTATTAGTTTTATTATATTTATGGCTTGGCTTTTTTCAAATAGAGGAGAGTTTTAATGGATGCTAAAATTTTAAAATGGAAGATTATGCCACGTCTTATGATGTTGGTAATGACCATCATGTATATAAAAGTTATAGAATGGGGAATGTCATTAGATGATTTAACTACACAGCAAAGTGCTATGATATCGGTAGTGTCAGGCGCAATGACAGGCGCATTTGCTGTTTGGTTAGGGAGTGAAAAATGATACAAGCATTGATAGGGCCAGTATCAGGATTACTAGATAAGTTTGTTGAAGATAAAGACCAGAAGAATGCATTAGCCCATGAAATCGCCACACTCGCAGAAAAACAAGCGCATGAAGCAGCCCTCGCGCAAGTCGAAGTCAACAAGCAAGAAGCCCAGCACAGGTCAATATTTGTTGCTGGATGGCGTCCCTTTACAGGATGGGTCACTGCGTTCGCGCTTGCGTACCACTTCATCATTGCTCCGTTTATTCTTTTCGCAACTGCGATTGCTGGTATTGAAATACCTGAACTACCTAATTTCGACATGGAAACCTTAACAACTATTCTTCTTGGTATGCTTGGATTAGGTGGCTTACGTAGTTTTGAAAAGTACAAAGGAGTATCTAAATGAGAAAGTTTGCCAAAGTTGCTAAGACTAAAAAGGGTGTGCCAAAGAAGTATGTGCGCGGTGCAAAGAATCCTAAGAAAAGAGAAGAAGAAATAAAGCGTACCTCAAAACTATATAGACAGGGTAAACTTACACCAGCTATGATGGATAGAATTAGTAAGATAAGGAGCAAAGGATGAGCAAAGCAGCTGTTATAGCAAAGTATTCTAAGTCATCTGGTATATCCAAAGGCACGTTAGGTAAGGTATATAAAAGAGGATTAGGTGCATATTATTCTAGTGGTAGTAGACCCAAAGTATCAGCGCATCAGTGGGCAGCTGGGAGAGTTCGCAGTTTTGCAACTGGCAAGGGTGGCGCACGTAAAGCAGATGCAGATTTAATCAGAGGCGGTAAAAAGAAAAAGGCGAAAAAGAAATGATGACGAAACAGCAAAAGGCAAAGGTCAAGAAGGTAGCATCTGGCTTGCGTAAGGCATCACGTTCTCATGCAGGGCAAGCTAAATCATTACAATCTTTATTAAAAAAGAAAGGTAAGAAATAATGCCAGGTAAGAAACTTTCCCCGAAACAAAAGAAATTAGCTAGAGTAGCCTCACCAAGAGATAAGATTACTGGTGCTGATTTTAAGAAACTTAAAAAGAAAAAGAAATGAACCTAGATAAATTAAGAGAAGAGTTAGCTGAAGATGAGGGGTGTAAGTATGAGATATACCTTGACCATCTGGGCTTGCCTACATTCGGTATCGGACATTTAATTACCAAAGATGATCCAGAATGCAATTTGGAAGTAGGCACAGTCATAGAACAAAGCCGTGTGCAGTCTGCTTTTAATTTAGATATAACAGTTACCATAGAAGATTGCCATAGGTTATATAAAGATTTCAATGAGTTACCAGAAGAAGTTCAGTTAATAGTTGCAAACATGATGTTTAATTTAGGCTATCCAAGACTATCCAAGTTCAAGGGCATGAAGGCAAATGTAGATGCAAGAGACTGGGCTGGTGCAGCAGATGAGATGGTAGATTCAAGATGGTACACACAAGTAACAAACAGGGCTAGACGTTTGGTTGAAAGAATGAGACAGGTAGATGGTAGCGAAACGGTTTCAGAATCCTAGTGGTGGTTTAAACAGGGCTGGTAGAGCGCACTTCAAGCGCACTACTGGTGCTAATTTAAAGCGTCCTGTAAAGTCTGGAGATAATCCAAGGCGTGGTAGTTTTTTGTCAAGAATGGGTAATATGAAAGGGTCAGAACGTGACAGTAAGGGAAAGCCTACACGATTACTACTTAGCCTTCGTGCGTGGGGTGCAAGTAGTAAAGCTGATGCTCGTAAAAAAGGAAAAGCAATCAGCAAACGCAACAAAGCCAAAAAGAAAAAAGGAGACTGATATGCCAGGACATTACGGTGGTGGTATGATGAAGAAAACTAAGAAAGCAAAGAAGCAAGCTGCAACAGCTATTTCTATGAAGAAAGCTAAGAAGAAGCCTAAGAAGAAGATGTAACGTCAGACTGCTCGTTAATACAATTCTGGCAGATAATATTTCTGGTTCTTACAAACTCTATAAGTTTCTTAATCGGTAGCTTTATATAGTTTCTTACAAGTCCGTCTGGATGCCTGAAGCATAATGCTTTGTGTGATTTATTGTATCCGCAGCTTTGGCATCCTTGTGACTCTTGATATTTATTAAGCCAGTATCTTCTTCTTTTGTATCTGAGATAATATTTTTGTTGTCTTGCTTTTGTTTTTGCAACTTGTCTTAAATATTTATCTTCTTTGAACTTTACAAACGCATCCCAATCATCGTAAGATTGTTTCAAATCTTTCATGGATTTTGTCCTCCCTTGTCAATAACTCCCCCTGTATAGTTCCCATCTACACAGGGGGTTTTTTTTAATTGAATGGTGAGTTTATTTTTTTGATAGCTGGTTGGAAAGGATTACCCACACTACCATCATTAATTACTTCAGAAATACGAAGGTTAAATTTCTTTTTACCTCTCCTAGTTTCAAAGTTTGATGCCCATAATTGTATAGAATATTCTTTGCCTGCTTCAAGTGTTACTGTTTCTGCATCTATCGAACTTGTATTCTTATTCCAAGTACCAATTTGTGTAATATTCTGACATAATAAATTCTCATTTTTTGTTTCTGTTGGTTCAAACAAAGTTGCTTCCATTATTATATTATACTCTGCCATCTTCTACTCCTATTTTGATGTTATTTCTGTCCATTTATTGTTATAAAGTTTTTTAATTATCTTGTGATCTATTGGATATCTTTGTTCTATTTCCGATAAAAATGCTTCATTCTTTTTATACCAAGAATTAGCATCCTCTATTGTCACAAAATTATTTATGTGAAACTCACACTGATATACTTTAAATTCAAAAGTATCTAATTCTCTAACTTGGTCTTGAGTTTGTGTATCCCTAATAATAGATGGCCCATCTTCTATAGGCTCTTCTACTTCAGGTTCAGGTTCATTTGTACTATCAGACAAATTTATTGTTTCTTGTTCTTTTTTTCTTCGCTCCTCCTCTTTTCTTTCTTTCTCAATTTTTTTCCAATCTGCTTCGTCATTTGAATACACTTGACCACTTAAACCAATTAATTTTAAAATTACTCTATCTTTTGCACGTTTTTCTGCCATAGCAGATGCATAAGCATTTTTGTTC